TTTCGTCCATGCGAAAAAATTGTCCTGAATAAGCCGGTCACAGATGATCGGCATGTCCTTGATCGACTCCCACATGACGCGCTCGTCGTCTGTAGGATTCGATGCCCCGAACCAGCCCTGGGGTTCGAGGACGAGCTCGACAAACTTGGGGTAGCCCGCTCGGATCCTGATGTAATGTTCAGTCGTGTAATCGCGAATCTTCATCCAGGCGTCGAGGAGTTCCTGGGAGTACATGTCCTGCCAGTCCTCTGGATGAAGGTCCGAATCGAATTCGTCCGACCCTTCCGAGTCGTACGCGAGGTCGTAGTTGTATGCATCACGCGAGTATTCGTCGTTGATACCCATTGTACTTGTTCTGTAGACGCACCTAGCCTTTAACGCGTGAGGCCGGTGACGGTAACACCGACGGTCTCCTTCTCGGGCGCCGAGTCCAGGATCGCCTGGAACGCGCCCTCGACCTGGGCCTCGTTGCCACCGAAAAACGTGCCTAGACCCTTCTTGATGACGTCCTTGGTGAGGCCACCACGTGTTTTTTTAGTCTTTAAATTGACCTTAATCTTGTCCTGGACGCGAACCGTGTCGATCTCGTTCCGGGCCATGTGTTCGGTCACAAACTTGCGAAGATCCTTCTCGCGTCCGTTGAGGACGCTGAGATCTTTGCGAGCTGCGGCAAGTTGGCCCTTAAGGTTGACCCACTCAGTCATAGCTGCTTTAAAGTCCATTTCTATTATGCACGAAGCACTTATTTAAGTAATGTTGACGCGGGGAAGAAACTCGTGAGTTTCTTCACTGATACTCCGGGCTGATCTCGAACTTGGGGCGCATGGTGTCGGGGGGGATCGTGCTGAGGTTGAAGATGGAGACCGGGCTGCGGGGGTTGGTCGGCTCCGAGCGGAACTGGCGGTTGGCGTTGCGCAGCACGCCACCGACCGTCTCGGGGTAACCAATCTGGCTGCGCGGGTCCAGGTAGTTCTGGTTGCCCAGGATCTTGTCCGGGCTGAACTGGCCAAAGTCCTCGGTCTGGATCACGTCACGGGGGATCAGGCTCGCGGACGACACCACGTCGGCCGAGGAACCCGCACCGCCTGCAGAGGCGTACTCGGTGTGGGCCAGCTTGTACGTCGCGTCGTTCCCGACCTTGAAGAGGTTGGCGCCCGACATACCGGCCTGACCACCGGTGAAACCGCTACGCTTGGGGGCGAACAGGAGGAGGAGGATCACGCCGGCCAGAATCATTATCGCGAGTCCCTTGCGGTCCATTTATTATAAGTCGATGATATTTTTTTGGGCGCTCAGTCAAGATAATCCGCTGGGTCGTCGTCCGACTCGGCGGCGTCCGTGAAGAGGTACTCCTTGGCGGGCAGGGCGCGCTGGGCTCCGGACCGGACGCGGACCTGGATCACGCGCCAGATGGGACCGAAGGACTTCTTGAGAAACCAAAGACCCGACAACTCGAACAGGACATCGACCTTGCTCTCTGGCTTGACGTCCTGGAGCTCGACCGGATTCTTCTGGGTGTCAAAGGCGGTCGTGACAACCTCGCCCTTGATGGTCGCGAGGGACGCGCCCAGGGCGCCGTCCGTCACGCTCTCCTGGAAGGCGTTCGTGATCGTCTCGTCGCTCAGCTCCTTGCCGAACCACTCCACCTTGGAAGCCTTGGCCTGTGTAAGGATCTCCTCATCAATCTTGGTGAAAAATGAGACGTCCGGCACGACGAAGTTGACCGCCTTGGCCGAGAGCGAGTCCTGGAGAGTCAGACCGTTCAGCTGATGGCGAACACCATTGACCTTCAGAAAGTAACGACCATCCGCCGGGAGCTTCTGGGGTTTTCCGTACTCCATTATACTACATACAAATTTCTTCTTTAATATCAGATGGGCGCGTGCGACGCTAAATTTGCGCTGAAGTTTTGCGACTGCCTGCCTGATCCCATGGACCCGACCGCGACGATATGCGGTTACGTCAACAAACAGAACGGCCTGGTATATCCTTGTGACGTGGGCTGCTGCCCCAAATGTCCGAATCAGGGGACCCAGCCGTCAGAGAAGGTCGAACTTCGCAAGTCGATGGGTACGACATTGCCGCCTGGGTTCGACCAGAACCTGCCTCAGAGCGACCTTCCGACCGAGCCGAAAGGGTCGGCGCCGTTCGAAGGGGCGACTGGATCAGCAGCCGCTGAAGACCCGTTTAAAGTATGGCAAATTTTCCTGGTGCTTTTCGTCCTACTTGCATTCGCTGTCGCCTCGCTTATCCTGGCTTAAAGATGCCCGTGCCTCTGATAGTACAACCGGCATGGCTACTGACGCCCCGATCACCCTGGATGCTCTGATGAAGGAGATTAAGGCTCTGCGTAAGGATATGCGTAAGATTCGCGCGCATATCGAGGACCCGACTGGTGAGAAGTCCAAGGCCCGCGCCGTAAACAACGGCTTCAACAAGCCCCTGGACGTGACCCCCGAGCTGCGGGCCTTCCTGAGCCTGGCGGCCGACGAGAAGATCTCGCGTTCCCAGGTGACGACCCGCATCAACGGGTACGTGACCGAGAAGGGTCTGAAGGCCGGTCAGAACATCACGCTGGACGAGCCCCTGAAGGCCCTGCTGCACCCGCCCGAGGGCACCCAGGTGACTTTCCTGAATATCCAGAAATATATCAACCCGCACTACATCAAGGAGGTGAAGCCTGAGGTTGAGAAGAAGCCGAAGGCCCCGGCCGACCCGAACGCGCCGCCGAAGGAGAAGAAGCTGCGCCCGAAGGTTGCGAAGGCCTAAGCCACAGTCGCGAAGCGACTGTCCTCCCCACATTTGGATCTCGAGTACTTCGGAGGCTTAAAAATGTCGCCACATTGTAACATAACATGGAGACCGAACAGCAAATTCCCGCCCCAGAGCTTTCAAGGGAAACACTGAATGCCCTGGTCGGCACAAAAGTCAAAAATCTCGCACTCTACCAGCGGGCGTTCACGCACAAGTCAGCCCTGAAGCGCTATTCAGGACTGACTGGTTCGTACGAAACACTAGAATTTATGGGAGACTCGGTTCTTGGGTTTATTATTACAAAGCATTTATTTGACCTTCACGAGAAGGAGCAGGAGGGGTTCCTGACGAAGGCTCGGACGAAGATGGTCCGGGGCAAGACCCTCTGCGAAATTTCGAAAGTGCTCGGTCTTGACAAATTGATCCTGATGGACGAGAAGGGTGAGCGCAACAACTGGAATACGAACGAGCACATCATGGAGGATGCGTTCGAAGCTCTCGTCGGGGCCATTTACCTCGATCTAGGGATGGTCCACGCCAAGACGTTCGTCATGGATTCATTCTCGAAGGTCAAGACGTCGCTCGTCGATGATAATTGGAAGGACCAATTGATGCGTTGGTGCCAGGCCCTCAAATACCCACTGCCCGATTACAGGCTGGTCAGTCAGACCAACGGTCAATTTTTCATCATGGTCGTCGTTGACGGCATGGATTGTGGTTCGGGTTTCGCGAGCACCAAGAAACAGGCCGAACAGAATGCGGCCGAAATAGTACTTAAGACCGATCCTCGATTCAAGAATAAGCATGTCCCAACCGCTAACCGGCGAGCCCCAGATTCTCAGGGCCCGGGAACTTCTTGCGGCTGAATACGCCGAACAAAGAAGTCAGGAATGGTTAGATCTCCGTGACGAAATGATTACGGCCAGTGACATTGCGAGCGCGATCGGCGATAATCGCTATGAAAGCGTCGACGCGTTCGTGAAAAAGAAGGTCCTCAAGACCAAATGGGCCGGGAACGCCGCGACCGCCCACGGGACCCTCCTCGAACCCATGGTCCGGGACCTTTATGATGCCCGGACCGGCCGCAAGTCGCATGAGATCGGTCTGGTCCGGCACCGTGAGTACCATTGGCTCGGGGCGTCGCCCGATGGCGTCACCGAGGACGGGCTCCTGATCGAGATCAAGTGCCCTCTGACCCGTAAGATCGAGCCGAAGGTCCCCAAGCACTACCTGCCCCAGGTCCAGCTTCAGCTTGAAATTACAGACCTCGAGGAGTGTGACTTTGTTCAGTACCGCCCGGCGACCGTTGAAGGCGCCGAACCCGAGTTTGTCGTCGTCCGGGTCGTCCGGGACCGGTCCTGGTTCGCGCAAAACCTACCGGCCATGCGGGCCGCCTGGGAACGCATCCTCAAAGGGCGCGCCCAGGGCCTGTGCGAAATTGTGGACGACCCAGTCCCTTGGGACTTTAAGAATCAAATTGCATGTGAAATAGTAGATGAACGTCCAGGACTCTTTGATGGAGGC